TATAAAAATAAATAAAATAAAATTAAACAGAAATGAAATATAAATATGTTTATCATGTTTTAGATGTAGATGCTTTATTATTTACTTTGAAATCGAATATTTTACAGGGTAAAAATTATAGTGGTGTGTCTACATCTTATGATCCTAAATTTAATTCCTATATTGGAGATCGCCCTTGGTCATTTTTTAAATTACAATTAGATGCTCAATTATTAATTCAAGATGGTTATAATTTAAAACGTTTTGATTATGTCTCAAATAATAATCAAAAATTTGATGAAAAAGAATATCAGCAACGCCTAAAAATTCAAAATATCAAAAAATATATTACTAAAATTATTTTAATTTTTTCAAAATTTAATTCTTTAAAAGATGCGGTGTTTTCTCAAATTGGGCATCAACCAAATAAATTTAAAGAAGATATAAAATGGCTTTATCAAAATTATAAAAAAGATTTGTATCTTCAGAAATTAAATCATACATTTGTAAAAAGCGATTCTTTTTTTCAAAAAATTATAAATAAAAAAATTGAAATAGAATATTTTGGTTTTGAAATATACAAAAAAATAGAAAAATATGTAAAAGGAAATAAAGATAGAATGTCTCATTTTGAATATGAATATATACCATTTAATAAAAAAATAGGTTTTTCAAGATTAGCAGTTCTAACTAGAGATAATTTTAAATGTCAATATTGTGGGATTGAATTACCAGCTAAAGAATTAACAATTGACCACGTTATCCCAAAAAGTAAATGGTATAAACTTGGTTATAAAGGTAGTTCTAGCGTATTTACCAATGTTGTTGCATGCTGCATTAAATGTAATAAATATAAAGCAAATCATCTTCTTACAGAAAAAGGTATGAAATTATTAAAAGAACCTAAAAATATCTCAAGAACAGAAAATTTTATTAATAAACTTCAATCTGGAAAAATTCCTAAAGAATGGGAGCCTTTCCTCTTAGAAAGTTCAACATATGAGCAACAGAAAACGTCAAGTTCAAACAAAACAAAATAAAAAAGAAGCTTTTAAAGAATTTAAAACTAGAACCAAGGGTCAAGATAAATATGTAAGAACAATTATAGAAAATGAAATTACATTTTGTTATGGCGTACCTGGGACCGGTAAAACCGCGTGTGCTGTTGGTTTAGCAGTGCAATATTTGTTAGACCATAAAGTTGAAAAAATAGTAATTACGCGACCTATTGTAGCAGCGTCAGTAAAACCGTTAGGGGCTTTACCTGGTGGTGTAAAAGAAAAAATTGACCCATATTTAATGCCTATATACGATGAATTAGAATCATATTTAGGTAAATCAAAAGTTGCCTCATTAATTAGAGACGGTATTATTGTTGTTGCTCCATTAGAATTAATGAGAGGTTCAAATTTTCATGATGCATTTATTATTCTTGACGAGGCACAAAACTGCACGTTCGCTCAATTAAAAATGTTTGTTACTCGTATTGGAATGGATTCAAAAATGGTAATTAATGGAGACACTGAACAATGTGATTTGGCGAAAATAGATTCTGGAGCATTGTCTACATTTATAGATAAATTATCTAAAGTAAATGGTGTAGGTGTAGCTGAATTAACTTCATCAGATATACAAAGAAATCCAATTATTGGACCTATTTTAAAGGCACTTGAAAATGTATAGAGCAATTATTTGCGGACCTAGAAATTTTAATGACTATAAAGAAGTATGTAAAGCTATTGAATCAACTCAATTAGATATTTCTGAAATAGTGCATGGGGATGCTACAGGGGTTGATACTTTGGCTGGAGATTATGCTAATGAAAAGAAAATTTCATGCAAAGTATTTCCGGCTAATTGGAATGATTTAACTGCTCCTGGGGCCACTATTAAAGTTAATACATTTGGCAAAAAATATAATGCAAAAGCAGGATTTGATAGAAATAAAAAAATGGCCCAATACGCTTCAGAAAATGAAGATGGTAAAATTCCAGTTTGTATTTCTATTAAAATGAATACACCTGGGACAGATAATATGGTTAAAACAGCTAAAGAAGCTGGTTTAATGGTGTATGAATACGAACCATACAAAGATGTTAAAAGAACTACCGGGTATCTTCATGAATTCTAATCATAATTTAATCAAATGTGAATGCTTTCAAAAATTTGAATCAGAACAAGATATATCTTATTGGCAAACAATTAGAAAATATTTTTGTGAATCATGTTCCAGTAAATTTGTAGAAATAAATAAAAAAATTGAAGGTTCATATTCCGGGCCTTGTCCTGAATGTAACAATGAACTTTCTATTATTATTGATGGAGTTCCAAGTTTTTCAATTGATGATATTAAAACTATAGGACAGCAGGCGGATAGAAATCTTAATCGTAGTAGATATAAGCGTTCAGAAATAGAAGAAGCTAATAAACCAAGAGAAAAAAGAAAAGAAGAGGCAGCAAAAATTGCTAAATTAGCTAATGCCACCCCGGAACAAAAAAATAGGTATATAAATGAAGGAAAAATATAGTGTTCATGCTAATATTAAATATTAACGCCGAACTTGTAGAAAAACGCGGGGATTGCTTATATCCGGTCGACCAATCAGAGTATAATATTAAAGATAATTTTTTAATTGGATTGCGTGGAGATTCAATAGATGAAATCAGAGGAAAATTACAATCTATCACAGAAAACAATCAAATGCCCAAATTGTAAAAAAGAATTATTAGATTGTGTTTCTATAGATTGCGAAAATACTACAACAAAAATTATTGTTCATTGCCCGATTTGTGAAGATGATTCATTTCTTGTTAAGATGGATGGATTGGTCCAATTTGGTTCAATACCACCGTTTTATTTAGTTGATGTCAAACTTACTAATGATATAAAAACTTTTTATTTAGGTGTAAAAAATGGCTAAGAAAACAGTAGCAAAACCGGTTAAAGAAGATGACTCAAGCTTCATACATAAGACATCATCAGTTTTTTCTAAAAAATCTGGTGCAGTAGTGTCTAATGAAGTAGTATCTAGTCAAGCTGATGAATTTAAAAAAACAACTAGTAAAAAAAAGAAAAATGACTCAAGTACAGAATATATTATCGACAAAAATAGATGACTTTCTATTAGAAGAATATGACGCCAAGCCTTGTTTTGAAGTAGATTTAAGCGATGGTACTACGATTTATAGTGATGATTGTAGACCTGGGCTTGAAGAATCTTCAACATGGCTAAGATTAAGAAAATATATAAAAGAGACAAATCTAGATATAGTTGGATATAGAATTAGATTTAGAAGTAATGTACAACATATAGCATATAATGCTGATGGATATTTCTTTTCTTATGCGGCTTTATTTTCTTTTGGTAGTGAATCCGCTGTAAATTATTATTGTGGTGGATATTTAAAAGATGGTAAATTAATGGTTAAAAGATTTCAATTACCAGATTTATCAAAAGTATTGGAGGAGGAACGGGATTGGAAAGAGGCTAAAGAATGTCTGATTATAAATCCAAGTATAATGAAGGCTTACCAACAAAACCAGCAAATTATTTAACAGATTTAATGTGTGAACGAGAGGCGGCTAAAATTGGCCGCCGTCTTTATTTAAAATACTGGCAAGATGATTTTTGGAAGAAAAAGTATGGTCAACATATTATAGCTGTAAATAGTTTATTAAAAATTTATGAGCCACAAGCTATTGAAAATGCATTAAAACGTAAAGAAGGAAAATGGATTCTCTCATTTAGAGTTAAGCAGTTTGCTCAATTATGCTTAGAAGAACAAATAAAAATTGATGAAAAAAAACAAAAAGTTATCGAAGGTATAGAAAAAGATATTCCAGATTTTGATTCTATATCAGAAGAAACTAAAATTTCTAAACCATTTAGTAAGAAAAATAGGCTAAATTTAGATGAGTGATTTTTATAAAGACTTAGAAAAAAAATATGGTAAGGGAGTATTTGTATCTGCTGATACAATTATAGAACAGCAAAAAAAGATTATTTCAATGTCTCCCAAAATGGATATTGGTTTATCTGGAGGTATTCCAGAGGGCACTTGGATATTATGTAGCGGAAGTCCAAAACGAGGTAAAGCCCTGTCACTAGACAGTATGGTTATGACCATTAATGGTCCAATACCAATGTCTGATATTAGAGTGGGAGATACGATTATTTCTCCAACAGAAGAAACTACCAAAGTAATTGGTGTGTATCCACAAGGCAAAAAAGCATGTTTTCGCGTCTACTTTAGAGACGGAGAATATGTAGACTGTTGTGGGGAACATTTATGGGAGGTTTTTCAGAATCGTTCCAAAAATTCTTCTATTGTAACAACTCAAGAAATGATTGATGCCGGTCTCTATACATCGGATAGAGCTAAGTTTAAAGTTAGATTAACTAAACCGGTAGAATTTAAAGAAATAGAATTGCAAATAGACCCATATATTATGGGTGCATTAATCGGAGATGGATGTTTTACAAAATCTGTAAAATTTACAAATACTGATACGGAATTATTAAGTAAATTTAATTCTTTACTTGATGAAAAATATGAATTAAGACAAATATCGAATTCTATAGATTTTAATATTGTTGGTAAAACAAAAATCCATAAAGGAACACATTTATATAATAACGCAATTAAATATTATGGATTATATAAAAAAACAAGCCATTATAAATTTATTCCGCATAATTTCAAATATAATTCCTATGTAAATAGAATTAAATTAATTCAAGGACTATTTGATACCGATGGATATGCCTGTAAAGATGGTTCGGTAGAGTATTCTACCACGTCATATCAATTGGCTTTAGATATTAAAGAAATTATTGAATCTATTGGTGGTCTAGTTCATATTAGTGATAAGTTTACAACTTGTAATGATAAAATTTTCAAATCTTATTTATTAAAAGTTAAAACTAATGATAATAGCGAATTATTTAGCCTTTCTAGAAAAAAGAATAGATGTTTTCCTAGAACTAAAAAACCTTTAAAACGAACAATTGTTAGAATTGAACAAATTGAAGACAAGGAAATGCAATGTATTAAAGTTGACTCTAAAGATGGGCTGTTTTTAACAAACAATTATATTGTAACCCATAATACAAGCCAAATTCTACAAACGTGCGCTAATGCTCAAAAACAAGGCAAAAAAGTCATATGGCTCGATGTAGAGCATAGATTAAAAAAACTTAATCTTTCTGGTATTGAAGGTTTAGATACATCTGAAGATAAATTTCATATTGTACAATCTCAAAAAGGAAAAATATTAACTGCGGAAGAATTTCTAGATATAGCTACGGAATTTTTGAAAAATGAATCTGATATTTTCCTTGTTATAGATTCTGTATCAGCTTTATGTGCTAGTGCTGAAAGTATAGCAGATGTTACAGCCCAAGCTAGAAACGCCGGTCCAAAATTAATGGGTAATTTTTGGCGCAAAAGTAAAGACTTGGTTCCAGTACAAAATTCTAATGTTGTTATGATTATTCACTTAATTGCAAACACTAGCGGTTATGGAGCTAAGTGGATTGAAGATGGTGGACAAAAAATACAATATGCATGTGATATTAAAATTCGTAATAAAAAAACTGAAGATTGGCTTGACGGAGATAAAATAATAGGCATTATGCCTGAATGGGAAATAGAAACTTCGGCATTAGGCCCGCCATGTAAGTCAGTATCCTGTAGATTTAAATTTGGGAAAGGTATTGATAAAGCCGCCGAACTTATGGACCTAGCCTTTGATTTTGGATTAATAAGTAAGGCTGGTGCGTGGTATAATTTAGACTTCGCTCTTGAGCTTCCCGAGGCACAATCTTTTGTAACTGAAGATAAAAAAACGAAGGAAAAATCATTAAAATTACAGGGCGAAAAGAATGTATATGAATTTTTAGTAGCCAATCCATCTATCTTATCTCTTTTGGAACAAGAAATTAAACAACTAACATGAGTATAAAAGTACGCGGGCTTGACGGGCGCGAATATAGTTGGAATCTTGTTAACTACCTATCTAATAATAGGTCTCCATCATCTCTACATATTAAAGCCCGAGAAATTCTACATCAGCTTTTTCCTTTTGATAAAATATTGGAAGAAGTATCTTTACCGGGTACTCAGCTATATGCTGATTTCTATATTCACAGTAAAAAATTAATTATAGAAGTTCATGGTGAACAACATTACAAATTTAATCCATTCTTTTTTAAAGATAAAAAATCTTTCGCTCTAGCTCAAAAAAGAGATAGAGATAAAAAAAGTTGGGCTGAATTAAATGGTATCACTTTAGTAGAACTACCATATAATGCTCAGGAAAAATGGGAGTCAATAATCAATGACAGAGATAGATGCTAAATTACAAAAATTTATTGAAAGTCTTGAAGAATTTGATAAAAAGGTTTTATTACCAAAAATAGATGGATACGATATTAGTGAATATATGGATTTATCTGTTGATAAATTAAAGATTATGAGTGATGAAGATTGTGGTATAGCTGCTGTAAGATTGGCTCAATATAATAGATTCCTTCAAAAAGAAATAAATAAGCAAAATGCAATTAAAAATTGGGCTGATAGTAATATTAATTCAATTATAGCTGAAAAAAATAATGAATATGATAAGTTTATCAAAATTGATATTAAGAAATTTTTGATTCAAAAAGAGAATTCTGCTGCTGCTAAATATTATAAAATTTATAGTATAGCATTAAGTAGAGTAGATTCTTTATCATATATTACTGGTAGAATAGATACACAGGTTCAAACTTTATTAGCTTTACAACAAAGTAAGAGGAAATATGGCGGCAAGTAATTTTAACGCAGAAAAAAGTGTTTTAGAATCTTTGGCTATATTTGGTAAATCTGCATTATTAGAATGTAATGATATTATTTCTTCTAAAGATTTTTATAATCCTACATATAAAGTTATATTTGATTGTTTTGTACAAGCAATAGATAATTATCCAAAAATTAACTATACTACAATAGCTAATATAGCTAACGAACTTGGTTATAAAGATTTCTTTAAAAAAGAAAATGGTGAAATTTTACGCGATATCTTTGATTCAAATCCAATATTTGAAAATACAAGAATTGAAGCTAAAAAAGTTGCAAAAACTAGTATAGCTCGCTCATTACAAAACGAACTTTTAATTTCTCAAAAAGAGTTAGGAGCTATAGTTGGCGATGAAAGCGTAGATACGATTCTTGGTCTTGCTCAAAAAAGAGTATTAGAATATTCCTATAAACTAGGAGTAAATTCGGAAGAAGCTCCATTTCAAATAGGACAAAATGTAGATGATTATATTCAATATTTACAAGAAAATGAAAATAGAGCAATAGGTATTCCAACAGGATTTTCTAGATTTGATAATTATATTGGGGGTGGATTAAGACGTAAAACAGTTAGTTTAATTGGAGCTAGAGCTAAGGTTGGGAAAGCTTTGCGTCATGGCGAGATAGTATATACGCCTTATGGTCCAAAGCCTATCGAAAATATAAAAATAAATGATATAGTTTTTGATGGCGATGGTATACCTACTAAAGTTATAGGTGTGTACCCGCAGGGACTAGTAGATATTTATCGAGTATCATTTAAAGATGGTTATATAGATTGTTGCGGAGAGCATCAATGGTTAGTAAATGATAATAAAAAATCTATCAAATTAGTAAAAAATACTCTTGAACTAAAAAATAGTCTAGGAACATCTATTAGACCAAAATATGGTATAGAAATTTCACATCAAAATAATATATCGTTTATTAGTAATTCTACACCACCTATACATCCATATATTTTAGGTGTTTTAATTGGTGACGGCAATATTACAAAGGGTGTGCGTTTTACATCTAATGATATCGAATTGGTGAATCGTGTATCAGAATTAATTTCAGATGATATGTTGGTTAAAAAAGATAAATCTAAATATGGATATTCAATAAAAAATAAAAAAAAGAAAAATTCAAATTATATAACCAACTATATTAGAAGCGTAGGATTAAATACAACATCTCATTACAAATTTATTCCAAATAATTATTTAATAAATTCTTATGATGTTAGATTACAAGTTTTAAAAGGATTGATGGATACTGATGGAAGCGTTTCTAAAACTGGAAATGTAGAATTTTCTACAACTTCAGAAAAATTAGCAATAGATGTAAAATTTCTAGCGGAGTCGTTAGGATATATAGTTATAACTAAAGAAAGATATACATCTTATGATAAAATCAAAAAATTTAAATCGTTTAGATTAAGAATTAAAGGTAATGATTTATCGGAAATATTTCACATCTCTAGAAAAAAAAATAGATGTCATCATAGAACAAAAAAACCAATACAAAGAAAAATAATTAATATTGAAAAAATTGGTAGAGATTATGCTACTTGTATTATGGTGGAATCCGATAATCATACCTTTTTAACAAATAATTTTATTAAAACACATAATAGTGCCTTAGCTGATAATGTAGCTGTACATGTTGCGGAATATAAACAAATTCCAGTATTAATGCTTGATACTGAAATGAACGATGAAGACCATTTAAATAGACTACTTGCTTATTGTACCAAAATACCAATCAATGATATTGAGCGCGGTAAATTTGCATCGAATCCAAACCTCTTAAATAAAATTAAAAAAGCTAGTGAACGCATAAAATCTATGAAGTACCATTATAAAAATGTAAGTGGTAAAAGCTTTGAAGAAATTTTATCTATTATGCGTCGTTGGATTATGAAAGAGGTTGGTTTTAATGCGGAAGGCCGGACTAATGATTGTCTAATTATATATGATTATCTTAAGCTAATGTCGTCTGAATCAATTACTCAGAATATAGCTGAATTTCAGGCTATGGGATTTCTTATTACCGAATTACATAATTTCTGTGTAATGTATGACTGTCCGGTATTATCATTCGTTCAATTAAATCGTGATGGTATTAATATCGAAGATACTTCTGCTATTTCTCAATCTGATAGACTTGTTTGGCTATGTACTAATTTTTCTATTTTTAAACCAAAAACTCAAGAAGAGATTAGTGAAGATGGAGAAGAGTTTGGTAATAGAAAATTAATACCTTTAGTAGCTAGACACGGGCCTGGAATTGAAGATGGGAATTATATCAATTTAATTATGCAAGGTCAGTACGCTCAAATTACGGAAACAAAAACTAAATTTGAAGTAGCTAAAATAGCTAAGGATAGTACAGATGACACAGATGAAGAATCAGACGTTCCGTTCTAATATTGATATTTTAGAATATAGTCAAATAATAGCTGCAAATTTAGATATTTTTTTAAATTATTTTGATATTAAATTTCAAATAATTAATAGAAGATACTCCTTTCCATGTCCCGTTCATGAGTCTGATAATTACGATTCTTGCTGTGTATATAACAATGGGTATACATGGAAATGTTTTACTAAATCATGTCACGAAGATATAGGCAAACCACTATTTTTTCTTATCAAAAAATTATTAGAAAAAAATAACAATAAAGAAGTATCGTATAAAAATACTGAAAAATTTATTAACGACTTAACAAAAGATTTCGATAAAACGTCGATTCAAAAAATTGAAGTCGCCCCAAGAATTGTGACTGATGGATTAATGAGTCGCGAACAAGCTCGTTCAAAATTAAAAATTCCGTCACAATTTTTCCTTCAAAAAGGTTTCTCTAAAGAAATTTTAGATAAATATGATGTTGGGGACTGCCTAAATAATAAAGTTGATATGAAATATCGAATAGTTGTACCAGTTTATAATGATGAATATACTAAAGTTGTTGGATGTATTGGTAGAACCAAAAACGATAAATGCTCAAATTGTGGTAAATACCATTATGGTACAAAATGCCCAAGTAATGCAATAGAATATCGCTGGGCTAGCAAATGGATAGTTTCAAAAAATTTCAAAATTGAGAATTATTTTTACAATTTTTGGTTTGCTAAAAACTATATTATAGATAGTAAAACTGCAATTTTGGTTGAGGGACAGTCTGATGTATGGAGACTTGAAGAAGCTGGAATCAAAAATTCATTAGGTTTATTTGGTGCTAGGCTAACTCATCAACAACAACAATTATTAGATAGCCTAGGTATATATAATATCATTATAGCTACTGATAATGATGATACTGGTAATAAAGTATCAACTAATATAATGAATAAATTAAATTCTTTTTATAACAAAACGATAATAAAACCAACAGCTAAAGATTTTGGCGATATGTCGGTTTCAGAGATTAAAAACTTATTTAAAGGAAAAATATGACGAAAATTATTTCATTCTGTGGCCGCGCCCAAAGCGGCAAAACATCTTCGGCAAACTTTTTGGCCGGACTTTTCCTTAAGCAAAAGGGTATCATAAACTGTTTTGATATTGATGATTCTGGTAATTTGGTTGTTCCAACTGTATATACTGATGGAAAAACTGGGTTTGGTATTCTCGATTTAAATCGAAAGGATTATGAATTTGTTGATTTTATGGCTAGTCAAATATGGCCAACTGTAAAGCTATATAATATTGCCGATAATCTAAAAAGAACAATCATGGAGATTTTTAATGTCCCATATGAGAATCTATATGGCACCAATGAACAAAAAAATCAATTAACATCAATAAAGTGGTCCGCATTTTCTCCTTTTATCAATAAGAAAATCTTAAAAGATAAAGGTGAATTTATGACAGGTAGAGATTTGATGCAGTATTTCGGAACCGAAATATGTAGAAAAATTGATGAAGATTGTTGGATTCGCTCTTGTCTTAGGGATATTGAATATGAACAACCTGAATACGCATTAATAGCAGATGTACGATTTGAAAATGAACTTGATTATATTTCTGCATCTAAAATAGAAAGTCATAACTTTAAACTTACTTTAAATCCTCTTAATTCTGACCACGAGAGCGAAATTTCTGTTGATGCGATTCCTGAAAGTAAATTCACGGCAATTGTAGATAACGCTAATATTTCTATTGTTGCTAAAAATGATTTGATTCAACGGTCATTATTTGAAAAGGGAATTATTAAGGAGATTTTGAATGCGTCTTCATAATGAAATTGAATTAGATTATGATGATGTGTTGATGTTACCGAAACATTCTACTCTCATTTCTAGAAATGAAGTTTCTTTATTGAGAAAGTTTAAAACCCCATACGGAGAAATGGAATTTTTACCAGTATTGGCTGCAAATATGTATAATACTGGTAGTTTAGCTATGGGTAATACTTTAGAT